CGCAAAAGATATGCAGTCAACATTGCAACAGGTTTCAGCCGCTTTGGGGTACGGCGGCAGTGAAATCTTTCCAAAACAGGTTAAGTTGCATCTTGACCGCGACGACGTAGGTAACTTTCTGAACCTACCGTATTATGATGCAGAAGATGGGTTACGCTATGCAATAAAGGATGACGGCACATCTGCTACGCTTGAGGAGTTCTTTGAGCTCTACGAAACGCATAAGCAGACACCAGAACAGCTTATCAAGTTACAGATAACCGACGATCCTGAAACGTCTAACATGAAAGACGGGCCGCCTTGTCTTCAGTTCCTGATTAAAAACAAAATATCGGAGGGTGGACGCAACAACGGTTTGTTTAACATAGGCGTATATCTACGCAAAGCTTACCCCGATAGCTGGGAGTCTGAGATACTAAACTACAACATGCAGTATCTGGAGCCGCCTCTGCCTCTTAACGAGGTCAACATTGTGGCTAAACAGCTTGAGAAAAAGGACTACGCCTACCGGTGTAGCGATGCGCCTATTAACGCGCACTGTAATAAAGAGCTATGCCAGACACGCAAACACGGCATAGGTGCCGCCATACAGGGTGCCGCCATAGCTAATCTACGAAAATACAATTCCAACCCACCCGTTTGGTTTCTGGACGTAAACGGCGAACCGGTTGAACTGGACACCGAAGGGCTTATGAGTCAGCCGACATTTCAGAAAGCCTGCATGGAGCAACTCAACTTCATGCCACGCTCTGTCAGTAAACAGGTGTGGGAAGGACGCATAGGTGGGTTGATGCGGGAGATGGCCGCAAATGAGAGCGCAATCATCGACGTGGCAGAGGATGCCAGCACAAGCGGTCAGTTCTATGACTACTTAGAAGAGTTCTGTGCTCATTTACAGAAGGCCAAAGATAAAGAAGAGATACTTTTGAAGCGTCCGTGGACTGATGAAGAAACAAATATGACTTACTTCAGGTTAAAAGACTTTGAGGCTTTTTTGAAACGTAACAAGTTTTTTGAATACAAGCCTTACAAGATAGCTCAACGGCTTCGTGATTTGGGAGGAGAAAGCGGAACCATCCGAATTAAAAACAGGGTTGTCAGGATTTATAAGATCCCCGCTTTTGAAGCTGTTGAGCTAGACCTCAAAACGCCGGACTTTGGCAGGGAAGAGGAGGCCCCGTTCTAATGTTAAAAGCAGATGGATTTGATAAAGCGTTTCTTGGTATGTGTCACCGCGCCGGACAAGAGCCGGTGGTGGCTTACGACTATCACAAATGTATCGCAGTTTTGGTTGAAGACGAAAACATGACCTACGACGAAGCTGTAGAGTATTTATGGTTCAACACTATAGGTGCGTGGATGGGAGAACACACGCCGGTCTTTATTAATGTCATGGAAAACATAGAAGACCTGACGGACGAAGAGCATGGATACTAAGATATTCCGCATCTACGGACCGCCCGGAACCGGCAAGACCACCGCGCTTTTAAACAAAGTAGATGAGGCTTTGTCGAGCGGTGTTGACCCCACGCACATAGGTTACTTTGCGTTCACGCGGCAAGCCGCAAATGAAGCCGTTGAGCGGGCCTGTGCACGGTTTCATCTGGACAAATCGCAACTGCCTTGGTTCAGAACCCTGCATAGCTTTGCCCTACGCCTATCTGGCATACGGCAAGAACAGGTCATGCAACCAGAACATTACAAAGAGGTTGGGATTGCACTGGGTTTTAATTTAGACGTAGAGGGCTCCAACCTGTCCGGCGAAGATGCTTTTGATCTCAATAAAAGCAGCAGCCCAATCGTCAACCTGATGAACTTAGCGCGTCTGCGTAAGATAGATCTGCGTCAGCAGTATGACGAAAGCGAGATAGGCGAGAGTTGGAACACAGTCAAATATGTGGCCACCGCGCTACAGGAATACAAAAACAGATACCAGCTTTTCGATTTCACAGATATGTTAGAGGTCTTTGTCAACGAGAGTGCACAGTTTTGCCCCCGCCTAGCTGTCACTTTCGTTGATGAGGCGCAAGATCTGTCGCCCCTGCAATGGGACGTGGCTCATGTATTAGAGCAACACTCTGAGCGGATCTATGCTGCCGGTGATGATGACCAAGCCATATACCGTTGGGCCGGTGCAGATGTTGAGCATTTCATAAACCTCAACGGTGGCTACGAGGTATTGGAGCAATCCTACCGCGTACCGGCTACTGTGCACCCCATGGCAGAGCGTGTGGTCCGTCGTATCAAACGCCGTGTGCCTAAAAAGTATTTGCCTCGCGAGGACAGAGGCAACGTAGAACATATAGCCCGCGCTGAGATGATTGATTTTTCTGAGGGTTCGTGGCTCGTGCTGGCACAAGCCGCATACTTCCTGTCGGATATAACCGCAGACCTACGGAGTCGGGGCTATCTTTTCAACTATCGGGGCCGACGTTCAATCTCAGAAAATCTGAGCGACGCTGTGAATGGCTGGGAACAGTTGAGAAAAGGTAAACAGGTGACGGGCAAGACCGCACGAACCATTTACAGTTATATGTCCGTCAACGACAGAGTCAAGCGCGGATTTAAAAAATTACCGGCACTCGACGATGACGACATGGTGACGCTGGATGAACTGATCGCGCACCACGGACTCATAGAAGGCGTGGATTTGATTACATCCATACGAGATATGATCTGGCATACAGCGATGGACAAGTTGCCTAGCGCAGACCGTGCCTATATTACCGCGTTGTTACGTCGTGGTGAAAAGTTCAATGCAGAGCCTCGCATCAATCTGTCCACGATCCACGGATCTAAGGGCGGTGAGGCTGACAACGTGGTTCTGTTTACGGAGATATCACCAGCCGCATCAAAGGCCGCGGAACTCGCGCCTGACGATTTGCACCGTGTGTTCTATGTCGGCATCACGCGGACCAAGCAGAACCTATACTTAGTTGAGCCTGACGATGCCACTAGGAGCTATCAGATATGAACCGTAAAGAGATACTCAATAAGGCAGAGAGCCTAGTCAACGGACCACGGGCCAAAGAATATGGTGACGCGCATGAAAATCACGCTCGTATTGCACAGATGTGGTCTGTTCTGTTAGATAAACCTGTTACTGTTCAACAGGTTTACCAATGCATGGTCGCTGTTAAGCTGGCCCGTCTGGTAGTAACACCGAAACATGAGGACAGTTGGGTGGACATTTGTGGATATGGAGCGTTAGGTGGCGAGGAAACGAGTGATTAAAAAAACAGAAAAGCTCATTCGGTTTATCCGTATTGAACAATTAGACTCTTACCTGAAAGACGGTTGGAAAGTTTTAGAACGCGGAACCGAAATGGTCACTGTGTATAGGCAATCGTAGCATGGCCTTACAATTGACAATGTTCGGGCCTAAGAGTGAATGGGTTCCACCGGCAGAGCTACCTGACATATTCGATGCTAAACAAATAGCCATCGACGTTGAGACAAAAGACCCCAACCTCAAGTCCAACGGGCCCGGTTGGCCTACCGGTGACGGTGAGGTGGTAGGCTATGCCATAGCCGTCGCGGACTGGGCTGGATACATACCCATCCGGCATCTGGGTGGCGGCAATCTGGATGAGCGCATAGTGAACAAATGGCTGAAAAAAGTGTTTGAGTGTCCCGCCGACAAAATCATGCACAACGCGCAATATGATGCGGGCTGGATACGCCGTATGGGTTTTACCATCAACGGGCGCATAATCGACACCATGCTGGTGGCCGCACTGCTGGATGAGAACCGGTTCAGTTACAGCCTCAACTCACTCTCTTACGATCTTCTGGGTAAGATAAAGACTGAAAAGACTCTGCAAGAAGCGGCCCGCGAGTTTGGCTTGGACCCCAAGGCTGAGATGTGGAAGATGCCAGCCATGTATGTGGGGCCATACGCTCAGAACGACGCAGAGATTACACTAGATCTTTGGAACTACCTGTCTACCCAGCTTACTAAAGAAGAGCTCTGGCCAATCGCAAACTTAGAGCTTGACCTGTTGCCATGCCTAATCGACATGACATGGAGAGGGGTACGAGTAGATCAGGACAGGGTCGAGAAAACGCGGAACACGCTTCTGAGCAAAGAAAAGGATGTGCTTGCTCAAATTAAACGCGTGGCTGGAAGGGATGTAGAGTTGTGGGCCGCCGCATCCATAGCCAAAGCATTTGACGCGCTGGGTATACCGTACCCAAAGACAGAAAAAAACGCCCCGTCATTTACCAAATCGTTTCTCACGGACCATGACCACGAGTTGGCACGGCTAATTGTGCAAGCCCGCAACCTAAACAAGACTAGCGGCACGTTCATCAATACCATAATGAAGCACTGCCGCTCTGATGGCCGCATACATAGTCACATCAATCAGATCCGTTCTGACGACGGCGGGACCGTTTCGGGGCGCATATCTATGTCAAACCCAAACCTACAGCAAATACCGGCGCGTGACCCTGAGATGGGGCCAATGATACGCAGTCTGTTCTTGCCGGAAGAGGGTGACCAGTGGGCGGCTATAGATTTCTCGCAACAGGAACCACGGATCTTGGTTCACTACGCATACGTTTTTGGCAAAACAAGAGGCGCGTTACTCAACGGCGCAGAGGAGTTCGTCAATGCTTATAGACATAATAATAATATGGATTTTCATACGATGGTCGCAGAAATGGCGGAGATCCCGCGCAAACAAGCGAAGACAATTAACCTTGGCATGATGTATGGCATGGGCGTCAACAAACTATCTGACCAGCTAGATATTGATGTCGAAGAGGCCAAGGGTCTGGTTAAGCAGTACCATGACCGTGTCCCGTTTGTGAAAGGGTTGATGAACGGCGTACAAAACCACTTAAACAAAAAGGACGGTAGCGGCTCCGTTCGGTCAATACTGGGACGTAAGTGCCGGTTTGATTTGTGGGAGCCCGACACGTTTGCCATGAACAAGGCTCTGCCATACCAAGAGGCTATACGCGAGTACGGTGAGACCACCAGATTGAAGCGGGCCTACACTTACAAAGCTCTCAACCGGCTAATCCAAGCGTCTGCCGCGGACATGACAAAGAAAGCAATGGTAAACATCTATAAGACAGGACGCATACCTCTTGTGCAAATACATGATGAGATCGCCATGTCTGTGAAAAATCGTGAAGAAGCAAAAGATGTTGCAGAAATTATGGAAAATGCTGTACCGTTGGAGATACCCAACTTATGTGACATTGAGATCGGTCCTAGTTGGGGTGAAGCAGAGTAATATCCTCCCTTAGAGACTGGTCCCGCTTCGGCGGGGCCTTTTTTGCTTGTAAAATAACAACTTCTCTTATATATTCCTACACATAAGGAGCTATATATGGACATCACCAAGTGGAAATCTGTTCTTGTACCCATCGAAGTGTACGAAGAGATTAAAAAATTAGCGAAATTAGAAGGCCGGACAATATCTGGTCAGCTTCGCGTCATGTGGAACGTCTATCGCAAAACAATCGGTTGACCATTTTTTTTAACTATGGTATGCGATAAGTCTTAGTTACTAAGGAGAGGTATATGTTAAATAAAATCTTACGACTATTTTTCCCTATGTTTTTCTGTGAGCCTGAACGGGCTAGGGATGACAAAGGGCGTCTGCGGGCTGATAATAAATCAACGCCCGCGGTCAACGAAGCATGGGTAGGCGGTAAGGCCCCCGTGAAAAAGAAACGTGGTCGTCCGCCGAAAGCAAAGATTGCCGCGCCTAAAAAACGTGGTCGTCCAGCAAAGGCAAAGAAGTGACAATAAGTCAGGGTGATGGCAGTATGGGGCGTTTATTAGCTGATGGTCTGTGCCCTCGTTGTCACACGTCTATAGTTCACTTCCCGCCCGTCGAAGTTCACGGGCACTATCAATGTTCGGTATGCAAGATGGTCATATCAGAGTGCTGTCAGGGAGAAAAAAATGATATGCCCGAAGTGTCAGGGAAAGAGTAAGGTCTACAATAGCAGGCCGCTTGGAGATACAACACGCCGTCACCGGCAGTGTTTAACGTGTGGTCATAAGTATTCCACCATAGAAACTTTAGAAACTAAAGTGGTCAAACTGGACGACATCATGGGTGATCCTATTAAGAAATTAGATAAGGTGACTGTAAAGCGTTACCCAGTGGAGAAGAAAAAACGCTTTGAGGACATGGACTTTGAGAACATGACCGACGAAGAGCTAGAAGAATTAATTCATGGTGACGATTTCTCTTGACTTTTCCCAAACAATCGCATATATATGAGCTTGTAAAGCCCCCAAGCTTTACAGTTCCCGTAGTAGCCCCCAGAGTTCGCACGACTCTGGGGGTATTTTTTTCTGCTTGACAATATGTAGTAGTAAGACTATATAAGATAATTCTTATGTCATTAACCAAAAGGAGAAAAAAATGGCAGCTACAAAAAAGACTAATGATGCAATTAGCATCCCAGTCATCAAGCAGGGCCAAATCAAAATCCGCTTGATTGGACAGACCCCGATGTACTTCAACAGTATGTCGGCAAAAGCTAAACGGGACTTACTCGTTGGCGCAGGCCGCAAGACTGCGGCTGAAAAGAAAGAAATCAAACATAATCCGGAACAGGAATTTGCCGACTCCATGCACACCCAACCAAAAGGTGACACGCTTTTGTGTTTCC